AAAGGCGAAGCCTAACGGCTTAAAGGCGAAGCCTAACGGCTTAAAGGCGAAGCCTAACGGCTTAAAGGCGAAGCCTAACGGCTTAAAGGCGAAGCCTAACGGCTTAAAGGCGAAGCCTAACGGCTTATACCTTCCCTTATACAAAATTACACATTCATCATTTACCCAAACTGTTTTCCAATTCTTTTGAACATTTTTTTGTATTTTGATTCTGGTATAATCGTTACCGATATAAGCCGTCGGCTTCAATTGTGTAGTTGAATGTTTTATAAAATTCTAAATAAAATATATAATTGTAATGTTATATGAGTTATACAGAATTTCATGGTGAAGTATTGGATGATGTGCACGTTGATAATGTGTTGAGAAGTTATTTCCCAGATTATAGCTATAAGGGAGTTATGTTAGATGTTGGTGCATTTGAACCCATATTAATTTCAAATAGTTATCATTTTGAAAAAAATGATTGGGATGTATATTGTTTTGAAGCAAATACAAATGGAATTCCATTATTACAACAATATAGAAAAAATGTATTTAATTATGCAATTTATGATGAAAATAAAGAATCTGTTGAATTTAATGTTGTAGAATCAAATGGTTGGACTGCAGGATTTTCGGCAATTGAAATAAGTGATGAAATTACCAATATATTCAATTGTGGTGATAAAAAAATTACAAAAATAAATGTGCAACAAAAAAAATTATCTTCAATATTAGAAACAGAATTAAGTCATATCACAAATATTGATATTTTAAAAATAGATATTGAAGGTGGAGAATTAAAATGTTTATATGGTTTACACTTAAACAAATATAAACCCAAAGTAATTTTATTAGAAAACATAACTAATGATACAAAAATAAATGATTATTTGTATAATTTTGGATATATTTTGGATAAACATATTTCATATAATCAATTTTTTATATTACAATAAATGTTTATTAGAAGTAGTTATAATATTTCATCATCCATTCATGATTCTCTCAAACTGTTTTGAAATCTCCTTTTCCAAATCTGGCAATCTGGTGTACAACATCGGGTTCTTGCCATTCTCATATTTATTGGGGTTAAACTTAATAACTATGGTTTTTTCGTCTTCTGCAGAGACATTTGTATCATCAAAAACAACATTAAGCGTAAACCCATTAATGTGAATTTGACTTGTTTTAGCTCCATGCACAAATCCGTCAAATTTGGAATCTATAAACCTTTGGATAACTTCGTCTTTTGATTTGTAGACGGTTTGCAGAGAAAGTGGGTCCAAAGGGAATATTTTTACATAACAATGGGTGCAATAACCTTTATACCTGGATAAAACGGGGTTATAAAAACATTGTTTGCATTCTTTAACCACTAAATCCGTTGGTAATCCCGGTTCTAAACTTCTTGTATTCTTTGAGCCATCTTCTCTGTGCTCCGAACAAAAAAGAGGTTTTCCAAAACAAAATCCATAAACGGCCGGATTCCTACATGTGTCTTTTTTGCAAATGGTTGGCATATCTTATTACTTTATATTATCAAAATTATATCATAAATTTCACCCCTAAATAATGGTTCAGGGGTGAAATGCAAATTCAATGCCTCTACACTTATTCAATGTATTTTGCAAATATAGTATCTATGTTCTTGTAAAGGAATGCCCAAAATGAAACCGTTAGTTTCCTTTAAATGTAGACAAAATGATAAAAAATTGGGTTTATACGCTCAGATTTAGGAGAAATTATATTTTTAGATTATATAAAAAAATGGGAGGAGCCTTAATGCAATTAGTCGCCTACGGCGCACAAGATGTTTTCCTTACTGGAAACCCCGAGATTACTTTCTGGAAGGTGTCTTACAGACGCCACACCAACTTCGCGATGGAGTCCATCGAGCAGACTTTCAACGGCCAGGCCGACTTCGGTCGCCGTGTTAGTTGCACCATCTCCAGAAATGGAGATCTTGCCTACCGCACCTATGTCCAGGTTACTCTCCCCGAGATTAACCAGTCTATGGCTGCCTCTGGCTCCAACGTGTATGCCCGTTGGTTGGACTACCCTGGTGAGCAACTCATTGCCCAGGTTGAGGTTGAGATTGGAGGCCAGAGAATTGACCGCCAATATGGTGACTGGATGCACATCTGGAATCAGCTTACCCTGTCTTCTGAGCAGCAGGCTGGTTACTACAAGATGATCGGCCACACCACTCAGCTCACCTACATGACTGACCCTGCCTTCGCCGACATCAACGGTCCCTGCGCTTCCACTGGAGGCCCCGGCCAGGTTTGTGCCCCCAGAAAGGCTCTCCCTGAGACCACCTTGTACGTCCCCCTCCTCTTCTGGTTCTGCCGAAACCCTGGTTTGGCTTTACCCCTTGTTGCCTTGAAATCTGTAGGGCAGAAAAGCATCCGACCCAAAGTATACGAGAACTACTTTGGAGAATATTCGTTCGAGGCTCGTAATGGCTTATTCGGCCATCCTCAGATGCTAGTCGCGTGTGCTTGTTGAAACGACAAGCCGTGCGGCAACAATTTCAAATTGCGGGAAACTCTTAAAGACGGTAATTTATGTTTAAAAGAATTTAAAAATAGTATTAATAATAATATAAGAATGAAAAAATGTTATATATGCAAAGTAGAAAAAGAAATAAATAATTTTGGTAATTTAAAATCCGCCCCGGGTGGTCATAGATACGATTGTAAAGATTGTAGAAAAATATATCGCGAACAAAATAAAGAACATATTAAAAATAAACAAGATGAATATTATAAAAATAATAAAGAAACACTTCTTGCAAAATCAAAGGAATACAGAATAATTAATATAGAAGCAATACATTCACAAAAAAAGTTGTATCGCAATCGCGAAGATATAAAAGAACACGTCAGGATAAAAAATAAAGAATATTTACCAATAAAAAAGGAAAAAATAAAAGAAAAAAGAAAAACCGATTTGTCATTTAGATTGTCAGAAATTTTAAGAAGTAAAATTCATAAAATGGTAAAAGGCAAAGAAACATCTTACAAAGATTTGATAGGATGCAACTCTAAATGGTTCAATAAATGGATTGAATTCAGATTTGATGATAAAATGAATTGGGATAATTTGGGAACATACTGGGAAATAGACCATATATTACCAATTACTCAATTTAATCACAATATTCTTGAAGAATCCAAGGTTTGTTTTCACTGGACAAATTTTCAACCTTTGCATAAAACAGAAAATAAAAAAAAATCAAATAAAATATTATTGCACTATTATTTCAATAATCTAGTATCAGTTATTAGATTTAACAACAAACATAAAGAATTTTTAGGCTACCAAGCATTAAACGAAAGTTTAATGTGGCTGAGAAAGAAACTCAGGTATGGTAAAAATGCCACGTATGATAAGGAAAATAAAAAATCCTTAGAAATAGACAATCCGCAGCCAAGCATCTACGTTCACAATGATGAGAATACGATGAAGGTTCAACGACTAAACGGAATTGGGTCTGAGGAGTTTAATCAACTCCGATGAAGGCTTAAGATATAGTCTACTCCCCGGCAATGTTTCTGTATGTAACACGTTAATCAATACAGAAATGCCGATAAATACACCGAAAGGTGGGGTATATGTGATGTACAGTATCACGAAGTCAAGATTAACATTGATTTCAGACCTATTGGCGAGTGCTTGTGGGCTGTCAAGGACGTCGTTGGAAACACCAGCGGTGCCTCTTTGGCCGTCACCACTGCCTACCAGCAGTCCCTTGTTGCCGCCTCTATCTACGTTGATTTCATCTTCTTGGACACTGACGAGCGCAGAAAGATGGCCCAGAACCCCCACGAGTACCTCATTGAGCAGCTCCAGTACACCGGTGACGAGTCGGTCGGATCTTCTAGTAATAAGATCAAGATCAACTTCAACCACCCTTGCAAGGAGCTCATCTGGGTTGTCCAGCCCGATGCCAACGTTGACTATTGCGCCTCCCTTGAGGGCAACAGTACTTTGTTCAAGGTCCTCGGCGCCCAGCCCTTCAACTACACCGATGCCATTGATGCTCTCCCTCCCTCGATCCACGTCTTCGGAGGCCCCACTGAGACCTCTGGTGCCAACGCCTTCATTAGTGGAGGTGTCTTCCAGATGGCCGGCGCCACCGATGCCGTGTCTGGCGGCTTAATGAACGGCAACCAGGACTGGCACGCTGCCGCTGGTGTCTTCAACCAAGACGGCTCTCTCCCCACCGGCTCTGCCTTGTCCGATGCCGGCACCTTCGTTCTCGCTGAGACTGCCCTCCACCTCCACTGCTGGGGTGAGAACCCCGTCGTCACCGCTAAGCTCCAGCTTAACGGACAAGACCGTATCTCCGAGAGAGAGGGTTCTTACTTTGACGTTGTTCAGCCCTTCCAGCACCATACCAGAGCCCCTGATACCGGCATCAACGTGTATTCATTCGCACTTAGGTCTGAGGAGCATCAACCTTCAGGGTCGTGCAACTTCTCCAGAATTGATAACGCCACACTCCAGTTGGTGCTCTCTTCTGGAACCGTTGCTGGAACCTCTACTGCTAAGGTCAGAGTATATGCTTACTCTTACAACGTTTTAAGAGTGATGGCCGGTATGTGCGGTGTCGCTTACAGCTCGTGAGCGGACATACATACACGGTGTTTTGCAGTGGCAGTGTTGTCGTGGATATCAAAATTTCTACATATCCTTTAATAATTTAATAAAAAA